GCGACCAGCGGCGTGAAGAACGTCCTGATTCCCGACCACGACATCACCATCGTTCATTTGAACGTTCAAAGCGACGGCTCTACAGCGAGCGCGGCGACGGACAAGGTTTGGATTATGCGAAACCAGACCGCCGCCGGCGTGGCTGTCACCATGGCTGAAAACTACACCGATGGCGTTAAGGCGCCCGTGACCGCGGGCGGAAGCATCACGTTTCGTGGTCTGGATGTGCCAGTTGGCGCCGATGGCGGGCGCGAGATTCAACTCAAAGCGACAGGCAACGGCGCAAAAGTATTGCTGATTAAAGGTAGCTTCACGGGGAACAACTGATGAAGTTCCATCCTATCCTTCTCACCCTTCTCCTCTCGCTCGCCGTCCATGCCGGGCAGGCGCCTGGGTACACGTTTCCGTCGAGCGGCGGCGGTTCCTCGACGTGGGCAGAGCTGGATAAAACGGGCAGCTCGCTCGGCGACATTGAGACGCGCGACGCCTCGCATTTGAGCAGCGGCACGCTGCCGGATGCGCGGCTGAGCGCGAATGTGCCCGTGATGACCGCTGGCGTGCTGCCTGCCGCGAGTGCGGCAAATCTGACGAACATTCCCGCCGCGAACCTGACGGGTGCGCTTCCGGCTATTTCGGGCGCGAACCTCACGAACCTGCCAGCGTCTTCGCAATCCCTATCTACTCAAGTGGAGCTGTGGGAGGAGTTCTTACGCGGAACCATGTCAACGACGGTCCCTACTGGGCCGTTGCGACTTATCGACGCTTCGAGTGGCGGTGCGGTTTCCGATGGCACGACGCCCGACGCAACCGCGGTGGGGGTGCTCAACGCATCAACTGGCAGCGGAGCGACGAATGCGGCGTGCTTCATCACTGGAGCTGCGTCATTTCGGTTTGGCGGTGGAGAGGTCACTTCCGAGCATCGGCTTTACATCAACGCATCGGCATTAAGCGACGGCACAGACACGTATCGTGTCTATGCGGGGTTCAATGACAACTCCGGCACCGATGGAACAGACGGTGTTTACTTTCGATATACACACGGCGAAAACAGCGGCAACTGGACCGCCGTCTGTCGCAGTAATTCCGTAGAGACAACCCTGGACACCGGAACGGCTGTCGCGCTGAATACGTGGTATCGCCTGCGCTGCGTCATCAATGCAAATGCGTCTTCGGTGGAGTTCTTCATTAACGGCGTTTCTAAGGGAACAATTACCACCAATATCCCAAGCGGCTCGGGGCGTGAGACAGCCTTATACGGCAACATTCGAAAGACGGCCGGTACAAGCAGCCGCACGATGCAGTGGGATTACGTTTACTTCAAATTCGTTCCAACCGCGCCCCGCTAAACGAGGTGAGAGATGCGTTTTGCCCTGCTTTTCCTTCTCTGTGCTCAGCTCGCCAACGCGGCGGACTTCCGCATTCTGCGCGCGAAGAACGACGCAGGCGCTGAGGCTGGCTTAGCCGCAGCGGTGCCCGAATGGCCGACGCGCCAGCAGCCGCTTGCCGACGGCGAGAACGTTAACGCGCCGTGGGAGCGCATGACGCAGGCGCAGGTGGACGCGCTGAAGGCGGCGCACGCGAGCGCCAAACAGACGTACGAGCAGAGCAAGCCGGAACCTGCGGAGGTGACGCAGCGAAAGCAGGACATTCAGACGCTCAAGACGTTTATGGGCACGACGAACGGCACGATTACGAACACGCAGCGGGATGCGGTGATAAAGGCGCTGATTCGCGTGGTGGCGGCGGAAGCGAGGGACTGAAGCGTGAGCGAAACTGAGACGCTGAACCGCCTGCTTCTGTTGAACGAGCAAGTCGTAAAGACGCTCGAAGAGCTGAAGGTGGAAGCGAAGGAAACGAACCAGACTGTTGCGCGTCTCAGCGAAAAGGTGTTGGAGCACACAATGATGCTCGCGCAAGGAAACGACCGCTTCCGGCACCAGGACGACAAAATTGAGAAGCTCAAAGGGCAGATGGAAACGGACTATGTCCGCAAGGAAACGGTGAAGGCGTACTTAATCGGAACGGCGGTAGCCAGCGGCGGCGGTGTCGCTCTGCTCGTGAAGCTGTTCTCGTAGGAGAGACAAAATGAACACCATCATTGGCAAGCTCGGCGGGAAGAAGTTCATCGTGGCGCTGCTCGGCTTGATTGCCGTGGTTGTCGCGGCGCTGACGGGCTACGAAATCGCGCCCGAAACACTGCAGACCGTCGCGGCCATCGTTTCGAGCTACCTCATCGGTCAAGGCGTCGCGGACGGCTTCAGCGGCGGCAAGACTTCCAGCGTTGCGAAGGCCAACGAGGACGTCGGCTAATGCTCGCCATTGTGCTGGCAAACCTGCCAGCCATCGCGGGCGCAATCGTGGTGCTTTTGGGGATTTTCAGTCATGGCAAACCGCGCACGACCTCCGTGGTGGACGTTGACGGCGCTCCTCTCGGTCCCGCTGTGGCTGAGCGGCTGCGGACCCTCCATCGGGCCACGAACTGAGGACCACGTTGTCTTCATCCGGCACGCGGGCGTTGCGGCGCGCGTGGCTGAAAGCAAGCGGGTGAAGGTGGTGGTCGAGAAGGACGGCAAGACCTACACGGACACGCTCGACCTGGCTGGCTTCTACGTGATTTCGCCGGACCTGAAGAAAAACGTGCAAGAATGAAAGGGCGCGTCCGCGAGTACCACTACTGCGGCGAATGCAAGGAAACGACCGACCACATCCGGCAGGCGTTCGAAGATTGGAAATGCACGCGCTGCGGAAAGACCAAGCGGCGGACGGTGAAGAAGGCTGAGCCTGAGACATGAGCACCTTTGACGACATGATGGCGCAATTCGTGCCGATGTTCATGGATGTATTCGGCACTACCGGCATGAGCTACACGCCGCAGGGTGGCATCGCCAAGACCATTAAAGCCATCAAGGTTGATGAGTTCCCGCGCAAGATTCCCGGGCCGAACGCAACGGACGAGTTTCAAGAGTGTGAAGTGCTGATTCGGTCAGACGACAACGCTCTTGGACATGTGGCGCCAAAGATTTGCGCCTACGGCGGCGACGCAGGCGACCGGGTCGCGGACTGGCTCGGGTTGACCTGGTATGTGTGCGGTGTCGATTCGCAGGACCCGCAGTTTCACAAGCTGACTCTGCGGACCAAGCCGTTTCCTTTGGAGGGCTAAATTGTGGCCTACATTGACGAAGAGAATATACCATATCGCCTTTCTGAGCTGAGCTTTGGCGCAAGTGCGAAGGGTGGACCCAAGGGCGTTACCGTTGAGAAGGCTGTTGACGATGAAAAGCTCATGGTCGGCACCTCGAACACCCCTATTGCGCGCCCATTCACTGTAGATGCGACCGCCAGACTGCGCTTTGCAGATGCCTCAGCCGTTGACGACGAAACCGAAGAGCCGGCAGACGTGACCGCTGAGTTCGAAGAGGCTGGCGGCGGCGCAGGCTCGCACGCCACGGGCCCGTACGTTCCGCGCGGCTTTGTTTTCCAAGGCGAGACCGGAAGTGGCGGCATCTTCACCGAAGGCGAATACCGCATGAAGGGCGACGCGTTCACGAAGACCATTACCGTCTGAGGTCAACATGTCCGATTACGTGGTGAACGGCAGCAGTCCGCGCGGAGCGGCGCTGATTCGTCCTACTTTGGAAGACCCGCGAGCCTTCACCCGCCCTCAACACAACCGGGCGGATGCAAAGTATGTCTCGCAGATTTTCAACGAAGTGGCGGCCATGGTTCTACAGCGCGCGAATATGGAGCACGTGCGCGTAAAGAACACGACCGGAAGCACGTGGGCGGCGGGCACGCTGTTGGGACTTGAGACAGCAAAGCTCACTGCACAGACCACAGCGACGGCAACGAACAACCCGACAGCTGGTGAGACGAAGCAGATCCTGGTCGCCGCCACGTTCGAAGTTGGACAGCTTATTAAGGTCGAGAGCGGCGGTAATGTCGATGTCGGGATTGCGACCGCCGTATCCGCTGGCGTCAGCGTCACGGTTGATGCTCTGTACTACGACCACGAAACGCCGACCCTTACGGCGCTGCCGGCTTACGAGGCGACACTAGCAGACCGCTCGACGCCGGTACTGGCGCTCTGGGTGGTCAAGACTCAGATTGCGGCGGGTGCGTACGGTGACGCCTTTGGCTGCATTGAAGTAACCGGGCTCGACACGAGCGCGGCAAGTGCGGCTGAGGCGCTGGCGTATCTTTCAACCGCTGGCGGGTGGACAACGACCGAGCCAGGCGCACCGAAGCAGATTGTCGGTGTTGTTACCGTTAAGCATGTCAGCACCGGCGCAATTCGATTCTTCCCGGGTGCATCGTGGCTCAAGCCGGCGGTCATCTTCAACGATGCGGAGGGCGACCCGTCCGCCGTCGCGACTGCCGCAAGCGATGGAACGTCCGACCATCCAGCGCGCCGAGACCATACTCACGCTATCGGCGTGGACAATAGCAGTATCGAGATGGTCGGCGGTAATCTGCAGGTAAAGGCTGGAGGCGTTGGCGCTTCGCATCTGGCAGACGGCGCAGCACTAGCGGAAATTCTGGACGATGACGGCCCCGGCTCCGGCTTGGACGCAGACACGCTAGACGGCGAACACGCCAGCGCATTCACCACAACGGCGCACCTAGCCAGCATCTGCGAAGGGCGCCTTTCGCTCGTAAGCGGCAATCCAGTGCCGACTACGGATGTTTCCGGCACCAACATCTACTTCGTTCCATACAAAGGGAACAAGATTGCGTTTTACGAGAGCGGTCAATGGGTAGTGCGGAGTTTCACCAACTTCGCATGGGCTATCGACACTTCCACGTCGGATCGCCCGCACGACCTGTTCTTCTATTATGACGGCGGCTCTGCCCTGTTCGGAATGGAGGCTGTACCGTGGTCCAGCAAGACCGCGCGCGCTACCGCTTTGGCAACACAGGATGGCGTTTACGTAAAGAGTGGTGAGACGCATAAGCGGTATCTCGGAACATTCCACACCGTTGCTTCAAATTCCACGGAAGACAGCGCGACGAAGCGGCTGCTCTGGAACATGTACAACCGCGTGCCGCGCCACGTAGGCCGCGAAGAGACCAGCGCAAGCTGGAGCTGGACGGGAACCGGATACCGCGCGCTGAACAACAGCACCAGCAACCGCATCGAGTACGTGTGCGGCTTCGCGGAAGGCGCGATTAGTGCGCACGTTAATGTGATGGGACGCTCAAACGATGCATCCGCGCGCCAAGCGGCAACGGGCGTTGGCGTGGATTCTACGACGGTCAACAGCGCGCAACTCCAAATGGGCGATGTGAACGCCAGTACCGGCATGACGCGCGCGTTGTTCTCGCACTACACGGGCGCAACACAGCTGGGCTATCACTATCTCCAGGCGCTTGAATACGTAAGCACTGGCGGCGCTGTAGCTGTGAACTTCTACACACAGAACGCGCAAGAGAATTACGGCGCGGGAATTGTCGGAGTGCTGCATGAATAACCGTGAGCCAGGCAAGCTCCTGGATGCGCTGCTGGCGGCTGGTATCCCAGTTGACGGCTGCAACGCCGAGGGGCGCATCGATTTCAAGTCAGAGGCAACGTCCGCACAGCGGACGCAGGCGCAGCAGATTGCCGCCAACTTCGACTGGAACGCGCCGAGCGCCGACGAACAGGAAGGGGCGTCACTGGATGCGATTCTCAGCAAAGCGGACAGCGACGTGACCGCGGCGGAACTCAAAACCGTGGTGCTGAGGGCGCTACGCCGCGCGCGCCGGCGAAAGGTGATTTAAGAGGAGACGACATGGACTTCAAAGCATTGATGGTTCCCGGCGAAGGAAACAAGCCCGACGACCCGAGTTCGTGGCGTCCGCGCGGGCAGTGCCATGGCGTCATCTACTACGACGCTGCAAAGGGACGGCGGCCGCAGAATAACGAGCCGTACACAACGCATCCGAGCCTTGAGTGCCGGGCGCTGGCATACCTGAAGCCGCCGTCGGACTGGTGGCGCGTGAAGCATCCGGCAGGCAAGGGTGTGATGTATCCGCTCTGGCAGTTCCTGCAGAAGCGGTTTCCGAAGATGGCGCAAGAGGCGCGCGAGGCAGAGCCGCCGCGAAAGCTGGTCGGCGCCTTCTGTGTGTCGGAATCAAGCGCCCATTGCAATACAGCGAAGTATCGCGACCGCTGGCACATTGAAAAGGCAGAGGAAGGCATTTGGTGTGTGTTCCTGCTGCCGGAGGCGAAGAAAAATGAAGCTACTACTGAAAGTGCTGCTCCTGCCGCTGGTGCTGCTGACGGGCTTCCTGTTCGCGATGCTGGGAGCCCTGTGCTGGCTGACGCGCCGGCCTGACGAAGAGCAGGAGTACCGCGAGGCAACGCGCGAGGTCTACGTTTCGCAGGACGATGGCTACAGCGAGAACGAGCGCCCGGGCCGCGAGCCGCATAAGACGCTTCGAGACATGAGTCCGCAGCACGCCAGCGAGGTTATTAGCCGCTGGTATGCCGACCAGGAGCGTCGAATGCGGCGCGAGCCGTTGCAGAACGTCGCCGTCATGCGGCGCCCACGCACGCGGGAGGCGTAAGCCATGGCCTTTTCAATCGGCGACGCAACCTACGACGACCCAGCGGTAGGCTTTGAAGCCACGCCGGGTCAAGTCTGGTTTGATATCCAGAGCGATACCGGTGACGAAATGGCGATGGAGGTCATCAAGTCATCTGGTGTAAGCGGCTCAACGATACGGTGGCATAACTTTTCAGGGCGTGAAGCGTCCGTTGAAGTCGCATACATCGCGGGTTCCGCTGGCGATTGCCTGGAGGCAATCGAGGATGACCGCGGTTCGGTGCTCGGTGCGATTGTGTCGGTGACGCTGCCGGGCGGAAGTACGCTGCAAGGATGGGTCTGTAAGCGCATTCGCCAGACGAGTACGCCGAAAGATACCGGCTACGGAACGTTCATGATGCGCGCCGTCGTTGAGATTGAGCGAGTGCAGAAGGACGAATAAATGGCGAGTCGTCTTGAGAAGAATCTTGCGGCAGCCATCTTCCGGCTTCAGAAGAATGGCAACGACGTGCCTCCAGACGTGCGAGGGGCAGCGCGGCGCATTTTGCAGGACAAGAACTCTGCGGCTGATGTGGAGATGGTTCGGCGATGGCAGGGCATCGGTAAGGGTGGTGCTGGCGCACTGCGGCGCGGCTACAACCAGGCGCGCGGTGTTGTTGGCTCAGCCGAGCGCATTACTGACCAAATCGGAATGTATCAGTCAGCCGTTGCACGCGGCGGCGGTGGCATCCAAGCGGTTCGGCTGGCTCAGACCATTACGCGCGAGTTTGAAGGCGTTCTCAAGAACAAGTACGTAAAGGCGACGGCGGAAAAAGCCGCGCAAATCATCAGCAAAACCTCGCTCGGAAGGAGGCTCGGAGTAACCGGTAGTGTCTCCGGGCTGCGCTTTCTTCGGTCGGTAGGACGAATGGCGCGGCTGGGCGGGGTGGTCGGCACTGCTGTGGCAGGCGCTATGTCTGCATTTGACCAAGGCAGTCAAGAGCTGCGAGGTGCGTCCGAAGAACGATTGAAGCGCGACACCTTGAAACAGCAGTTCAACGGCAATCCGGTCCTCGCGCGGGAAATCGAGCGCAGCGCAGCGTTGCGCGCTACAGGTGGCGTTCGCACTTGGGGCGAAGCGGCTGGCAACCTTGCGCATTCACTGACGGGCGGGCTTCTCGGATTCGAAGGGCGTAGTGCCAGTACCGAAAAAGCCATCACACAGGAGATGCAAAAGGAACTCAAAACGCGCGAGGCGATGCGCAAGCACTTGTCCAACCCTGAGCAGATTTTACAGCAGGGCGCACGCGCACGCGGAATGACCGCCAACCTACTCACTGAGCGCGAGCGCAATGAAATTCTAGACAGCGCCGCGAACGAGCGCGTCAACCCGCAAGAGTTCATGAATGACCCAATTGTGTTGAAACGGCTGGATGCTGAGTTCGATTCGCAAACGAACTTCTTCGAGAAACGCTTCCGCGAAACGATGTCTTATGTGAGCACCGGCAGCCTGAGCGGCGAACGTGCGAAGCGTCAGTTGCAACTTGCGCAAGAGCGGGCGGGGGATGTTGTTCGGCAGAAAGAGGCGCGCGAAAAGGAGAGGGCAGCGCTGGCTGAGCAAGCCGAACAACGCCTTTCGCCAGAGAAGCGCCTACGCATTCGCCAGCAGACAGAAGACTCGATTCGCGGAGTAACCGCCGAACTGTCACGTCGTAAGGCAGTTCATTTTGATTGAGGTGAGCCGTGCCGTCAGCGATTGGCAGCGATAGCGCAGGAACTCAGGGCGAGCGCCTTGCCGTTGAGTTCATCGGTGGCAAGGAGGCAACGCCAGCCATTTACGCCAGCGATGTTCAGCTCGGCATGGGTGGGCATGGCGAGGCGTCTATCATTATCTCGATTGGGGATGGGCAGACATCGCAGAACGCCACGGCCTTGTTTCTCAGCAAAACCACTGTCGAAGAGCTGAAAGCTAAGTACGGCTCACTTGTGAAGGTCTCGCGCTGCTACGCGGATACTAACGACGCCGCACAAAAGGAGACCGTTTTTCTCGGTCAGATTCTCGACCTGGAATTTGGCAAAGATGAGGAAAGCGACAGCATCATCATCATCGCCAACGGCGGCAGTAATGAACTGTCAAACGTGCGCATTGTTGGCGCGTGGGTGTTCGAAGGCGCGCAGTCTGAGTACGTGACAGACCCACAGGTGAAATACTGTTCAGGCGTTCCGGCATGGTTCAATCCAGGCGGGCGCCCGAATATGATTTGGTACGAAGATAAGCCATGGTTTGCGCCGCATCCGGACTACAATCTGAAGTCGAACGCGCCATCAGTTTCCGACCCATCCCAGCCACCGCAAGGTGGTGCGGGAGAGCGTGTTGCAACATATTGGACGCTGAAAACAATTCTGGCATATCTTCGAAACACTGTAGGGCCCGGCGGCACGAACAACGAAGACCTGCTTGAGAAGTTCCCCGCGCTAGGGGCGTGGCCGGCTTGGATTGAATGGCCTGAGTCCTTCGGAAGTGGCTTGGATTCGGATAGCCAGGCGAACTTCAACAGCGCAACCGGGCAGAACAATTCCGCGACAGGTGAAGCCCGCAAAGGTCGGGACATCAACCTTAACGGTCTCTATCTAGCGGGTGACGGCGGCGAGCCGGGCGCGTTCGATGCGCTCTTCGAGGCTGCCGGCGGATGGTCCTGGTATCTCGCGCCGGGTGAGCAGACGGTCGAGTTGACCGCGGTTCCCTCGCGTTACCTGAGCGAAGGTGTAGAGATGCCCTACGCTGCCGGCGGGTCGGCAAGCTCAACGCTGGCGAATGCCGTCATCACCGCGGGGCGGTTTCGGGAATCGGCGCGTAACTACAAGACGAAGGGTATGATTTCCGGCGGCATCGTTAAGGGTGAAACGCGCCTGAGTTCTCGGGCGGCGGACCACGGCGGCGGCACTCGCACACTGCAAGAGTCGAACGGAACCGGCACGCCAGGCTGGGTAGCAGGCTGGTCAGCGGAGCGGTTCGCACTCTGGAAGAAGCTCGCTGGCGGGCTCGATATCACGCTAAATGGCGAGACAATTGTCGGCAAGGGCCACTGTGGTCCCGCGACGGTCGCGCAGGCTAACGCGATTTTTCCTGAAGTAATTTCAATGTTGCAGCTCTGTCCGGCGTTCGACTTTACGCTGCTGACAGACTTCTCTCAGCATCCCCGCGCCCGCATTACGCGCCCGCTCTGGCCAACGCTTCTGTCCTTCGTTGGCGGCGCTGGCAGCCTAGGACCGACCGATGGCAAAACCGTTCCATACCCCATCTCCTTCGAGATTCGTGGCGCGAGTGGCGAGTGGGTGAAGGGTCCGACGTTTGAAGGGCTGGAGATTCTCGACAACGGCTGCATTCACGTGCCGCTACTGCGCGACCCGAACCTTCCAGAAAGCTTCCGACTGTGGCGGCACGAGGACCCCAACGCGCCATATGACACCGATGCGAACGGAATCAAAATCACGCTGAATGACATTCGCGCTACCGTGGTTATTCCGTTCGACCACCGCTTTGCCTTCACCATGCGAACGGCTGCGGATAAGTTCGCGAAGAAGGCAGACTCAACGTTCTTTGATGTGGCAGACGGCTCGCCGGACGAAGACAAGCTCGACCCGGACTTCACGCGGATGCATTACATCGACGCCGGAGCACTTTATCAGCTCTGGTATCGGTCCAGCAGTTACCCGCGACCCGAGAGCGACGGAGGCACAACCGGCGGACAAGAGTTCTTTAATGTGGTGTCTGCCACCTCGGGAACGCAACTGCGCAACGACCGGCAACTGATGCGCTCACACATTAAGCGCGCCATGGCTGAGCACGCCCGGCTGCGCGGCGGCGGCTACGTCGAATGGAGCGGCTACTTTGTCACGAACTACCCGCCAGGAACTCAGGTTGAGAAGTTTGTGGGCGTGGGCGGCGGCAGTGATTACATGGCGCGGCGCGTGGTGAGCATGGTTCAATACTTTTCTGAGCGCGCGGTGGATAAGAACGGCGTGCGAACGCGGCGCAACGGCACGCGGCACCATTTCGCTTAGGAGGGCGGTATGCGCTGGGGCTTTCCATGGTCAACATATTGGGGCGACCACGAGAGTGTGTATCGCGTGTTTCGCTGGAAGGGTAACGGCACCGGGCGCGGCGCGGTTGTGGAGCTGCAAGCTGCCGACGGCTACGGCGATGACTGGCACGCCATCATTTCAGACGAGCGGCGCGTTCGCATCGTCTACCTCAAGGCAGGCGACCCGGTCAAGACGTTCAACGTTCCCTTTGGCGAAGTGAACCGGACAAAGCACACCATCAGCGTCGAACCGCTGGGACAGTGGGACTATGACGCCGGCATTGACGTAACCTTTCCACAGGTGGAGTTCCTTGCCGATAAGGGCAAGTCGGTTCGCATCGAATGGAACACGGTGATAGTCGGTTTCGCTTCGACCACGAGCCAGCTTGATAACTGGTCACTGACCGGCTTGCGTCGCTTCTATACGTGCCGCCCCTTCGGGCGCGCGGCGGACCAGCAGGTGGACATCACGTTAACCAACTCCGGCACGACCCGCACGCTAACGCTTTCGCTCAATGGCGTGGTGCTCGCAACGGGCTCGCGCTCCGGCGATGGCGCCATCACACTAGAGGCGCAGAACAACAGCGGCGTGTCAGGGTCTGTTGATGTGACATATACGGCGGACATCGAGGAAGGCGACGCCTACGTGCTGGCTGCATGGGCGACGCACTACGAAGTAACGCTAGACGCGCCAACGCCGCGAACGGTGACTGTGCCAGACAGCGGCACCGAACGCATGAGCGTGGTTCTCGATAATGTCACCGCAGGAACGTACGACTACACCATCACAGCCATTCGCGACGGCGCGGACTGTGGCACTACCGCTGCCGATAGCGTGACTGTGTTCGGGCGACCTGAGCCGCCAACAAACCTTGCCTATGTCAGCGGCAACTACGCAAATACGGTTCTCGCGTGGAATCCAAGCGCGACGCCGGGCGCAACGTATCGGGTCTACCGCAGCGACTTCGATGGCTCGATTGATTTCACGACGCCCGTTGCGACCGTCGGCGCAAGCGCGTCCGCTATCTTTTCGACGATGCCAACGATGGGAACGGCCGGCACGGGTGTGGTGCAGTACTGCATTGAGGCGGTCAGCGGTGGCATTGAATCCGGCACGAAGGTGCAAATCTCAGTCGAGTACGTCGCCGGCAGTTATGCCGCACACCCAAACAACCCGGCCTTTGCTGTGAAGGAGATGGATGCCGTCGATGGCCCGATTGTGAGCTATTCCTACAACACGATTGGGGAGGGCGATTTCCCTGTTGAGCTTGAGCTTTACCTGTCCACCGACCCCAACAGCCCGGGCGCGCCGGTCGCAACGGCAATTCTATCGAGTGCGCAGCGGCAGGGCTCGGTTTACACCGGTCAGATCCAAGCGACCGGCGTGTCTGGACTGCTCTACTACCTCGTGCGCGCCAGAGGCAGTTTCGCACGTTCGCCAAATACCACGATGAAAGGACCGGTTTACTGTGTTGCCGACAACACGAAGGCACCAACGGGCGCGTCCGCCGTGGTGGTAGCGTAATGCACCCGCTGCCGCCGTTCTTTCGCCAGCCATCGCCGCATGACTTCCGCCGGCAGCCGGGAGGCGATGCAGCGCGCACGAACACGCAGCGCCATGCCTTTGATGAGTACCAGGGGGCCCGCGGCGGGCGCGAGGTCGTAAAGCCGATAGTGCTGGGTGGATGCTACCGACTTCTGCGGTTCAATGATGTGGAGATTGACGCCTCAGCCGACCCGGGCATCGACAACCCCAATACCGTCACCGACGTTGAGTCCCCAATTCAGTGGGCCGACCCTGACGACCACACGAAGAAACTTCCCTGGCCGATTGGCGGCGACGGCAACGACTTCCTGGATTACGGTCACCGGTTCTTTTGGGGAATGCACAATATCTCTGCCACGCTGGAGGATGTTCGCTCGACGGGTGTGTTTGCGCTGGGGAACTCCATCACCCTGCATGTGTCGCTCAAGGATGAGAACGGCGACGAGATTCCAACGAACGCCCCCGCGCCATTCCTGACGCTCGACCAAAGCTGGACTCTCGGCGCAAACAGAGCAGAGGCGGTCATCAATCACGAATCACGTTCGTATCGCCCGCAGAACTTTGTGCCCGGGGTTTATCCCTGCGGCTTCGCTATCCGTACACGCTTTCTGGGTAAAGGCAGCCTGAGCATGACCATCGCAGCGCCGACGATTCTGATTTACCGGAAGGCGAACGATGCATAGCAAACTGATTCATTACACCGAGCTGCAGACAAAGCTCGTGTTCGGCACGTTGCACATAGACAATGGCGCGACGGTGCTGGGACCGAGCAGCCTGTTGTATCGCTACTGGCGCGACGTGAACGACCACAACAAGACTCTGCCGCCGGCAAGCTGGGCGGTGCTGACAACGCTGCGCTTCAGTGATTATCTGGTGCGGTGCGCGAGCGTGGAGAGCGACAGCTTCGCGGTGGAGATTGAATGGAGCTTTCTAGACACAGATGGCTCGGTGCTGCATTCGTTCACCGAGAACATAGCGATGGCGATTTCGATACCGTCGAACCAGTCTCTCTCGACAGTCTTCGAGCGGCAGGTGAACGGGAATGCGTACTACCAGGGCAGCTTCGCGGGCTTGCAGATTGATATGTCTTGGACGCCCGGGAACGACAGTGACCCGCTGAATCTCAGAAGCACAACCCTCAGCCGGCCAGACATCACGTGGCCGCATTACTGCGAGGTGATGGGGGTGTGAGAAATACTTGCCCGGATAAGCATTGACGATACGTGCTCGCTCAGGTATTGTTCAGCCTGCCTATTGAAAGGAGGCTGAAGTATGATGGATTCTAGCGAACACGCCAAAGCTCTGTCAGCCCTTGGTGCCAAGAAGGGGGGAGTGGCGCGAGCCAAAGCCTTAAGCGCGGAGGAGCGCAGTGCTATCGCGCGCGCGGCGGTATCGGCGCGATGGGAGAAGGCGGGCAAGCCTTCGGTAAAGGTGCGGCGTGCAACACATCACGGCGAACTGGCGACCGGAGGAATTGAGTGTGCCGTGTTAGAGGATGGCACTCGCGTACTGAGTCGTACCGGGTTCCTGAAGGCAATCGGGCGTCAGGGAAAGGCGAAGGGTGGCCGGCGGTTTGATGATGAATCCAAGACCCCTGTATTTTTGACCGCAAACAACCTTAAACCGTTTATTACCAACGAGTTGTTAAGTAATTCAGCCCCCATTCCGTTTGTTGCGAAAAACGGGCTTCCTGCGATGGGGTATCGGGCAGAGCTGCTGCCGCAAGTTTGCAGAGTCTTTCTCGATGCTCGGCGCGCCAGCGCACTTCAGTCGAATCAAGAACACATCGCCGCTCAATGTGAAATCCTCGTTCAGGGCCTTGCCCAAGTCGGCATCATTGCGCTAGTGGACGAAGCTACTGGCTTCCAGTACGACCGTCCACGCAAAGACCTCGAAGAATTACTGAAGCGGTATTTGTCAGACAGCTTGCGCCGCTGGGTTCGCACATTCCCTTCGGATTACTTCAAGCATCTATGTCGGCTGCGCAACGTTGAAGTTCGTCCCGACATGCGGTTGCCGCGATACTTTGGAAAGCTGACCAACAACATTATCTACAAGCGGCTTGCGCCAGGCCTCTTGAGGCGTCTGAAGGAGCATCGGCAGGCCAAAGGGAAGGCAAGCGACAAGCTGCATTCGTGGTTAAGCGAGGACCGTGGATTTCCTGAGGTGCTGGTACATCTAGGCACCGTGGTAGGGCTCATGAAAATCCACACTGACTATGAGGCCTTCGAGAAGCAGTTGGACCAAGTCGCTCCAATGTATCCTGACGAGCCGGGGCTGTTTGACGATCCAAGAGATTGGGATAGTAAGGACGCGGGAGAGTAGCCCGAGTAAGTTACTGCGAGGTGATGGGGACGTGAGTTTTCGCCTTACAGAAGCGGCAGACCTTGGCGGCGACTGGAATCATCTCGCCGCACTCGCCGCAAGGCACACGCTTCACGTCGCCGCCGCTACGCTCTGACATTAGCGTGTCTACCCGCAGGTCCCGAAGCAGCAGCAGAATCAGCAATGCAATCGGACCCAGCAGAGCGCCAGACAGAAACCAAGTGCTGCGTTCATAACCTTTTCGTACAGCGACGCGAGAAGTGAAAACGCCGAATGCGCAGGCGACAATGACGGGAACCACAACCAGCCAGAATACGACCATGATAACCCCTTCCATTCGATTCGACCGCGACCGTTGTAACCCTGTAAACACCCGTAACTCAACGGCAAAATGGCTGTGACGGAAACTGTGACGGTTTTTTGCCCTGCTGTGCTATCGTCGCGCGCGTCGAAGCCGAAAGCCTCCTATGAAGCACGCACATCTGTATTTCATCGACTGCCTAGGTAAAAGGTTTAGCGGACCGGTGCTAAGCCTTTTTCTTCTTAGGTAAGCGTCGCTGATTTGTGACGGTTCTTGTGACGGAACGCCCGAAATCGAGAGCCTTCAGCGCCTTGGAATCGCCTGTGATTCCGTACCCGAGGTAGTGCGCATGGGCGACCGCAAGGCTGTGACCGAAGTGATTTGCGTATTGAATCGTGCTCATGTGTGGAGCAGCTCGCATCGCTGCGGCTTGGCGCATCCGCTGGAACGTCACGATAGACGGCAAACGGTGCTCCTCGCGGAAGATCTGTAAATGCTGCGCCATTCCAGAAACGGTGAAGCCAACCACCGTCTCGCCTTCTTTCGGCATCTTCGGACGCATCTTCTTCAGCTCTTGCTCAGCCCATGGCGGCAGCTCAACAACGCGCTCGCGACGCTTCGCATACGCGCGCAGCCGGCGCTTATCAAAGTCGATGTCACTCCATTTCACGCGCTCGGCTTCAATCGGACGCAGCCCGACGCCAAGGCACAATACGATTGCACCCCACACTGCCGACTCAGGACCATGCGTTACCAGCGTCTTGATGTGCCCCTCCGCAATGCCGACCGGCTTGCGGCGTGGTATGTCGGGCGTGCGAATCAGGTGCTTGTTGATGGGGTTGGATTCCCACGGGACAAGATGACGCTGTATCAGCCACGAGCACAGCCGGGAGATTCGAGTCCGGTCGTTGCGGATCGTCTGCGGGTGCATCTCAGCTCGTAGCCTCGAATCTAAGAACTTCTGAACGATTGCAGCGAACTCGCGAACGGTCATCTGAGTTGGCATTATGCCGCCGTTCTCGGCGCAGAATTGCTTAAACGTGCGGCGGTGGTCCTGAAAGCCTTTATGTCGGCTGCGCAGATGTTCGGGCCAGAGCGAGTCAAGGCACTGGTCGCAAAGGTCGCGCAAGGTCAGCGGCGCGAATCCTTCAGCGCGCATTGCCTTCTCAACGGCTTCGCTCGCCTTTCCCTTCGCCTCCGTCTCAATCGTGGTCTCAGTGGTATCGCGGAACCGCTTGCCCTTGAGATGGAAGTCGTACCACCACGGGCCCGTCTTCGAGCGTTTGCGCAGCGCGACCCACACCTGGCCGCGCTCTGTGCGGACGGGGAAGGAAGTCATGGTTAGCCGATGTTCTTCGGGCTGCGCATGATCTCGCGTACGATGCCAATGATGCGTAGGCGGTGCTCGGCAAGAATCTCAATACTCTTTACTTGCGGGTTATCGCTGCGCAGTGCGATGCGGAAGCCGGTGGATTTCTTATGCTGGACCTCAATGCGCTTCACCACGGCATCAAGCGCGTCGTCGTCCAGGAGTGCGATAACCACCTCGCCATCTAATGCGAGCCATGGCTTCGGGTCAGCAGCGCCGCGGTCTTCATCGAGTGGCGGCAGATACAAGTTGTAGTGCTGCACAACAAGCCGGTCGCCTTCCTGCATCGTGGGGTACATCGAGCGCCCGACGAACTTCAGGATGAAGTGATTGGCGCGCGAATACTTCACATCTGCCGCCTCGGTTTCCGCGACCATCGGCACGCCAGAGCCAACCGCGAGCGCATTCGCGGCAGCTCGCAACTCAGGCTGTGGCAGCGCCTGAGTCTTCGGCGGCGCGGCAATCGACCGCACGTCAAAATCCTTCGACTTCAGTTTCATGCCCTTCATAGCTTGCCAAGCCTCCACAGGTTGCGACTGGACCTTAGACGCGGGTTTCGCGCTCTCCCCTTCGGTCTTAACTTTTCGTGGCATAGGTAACGCTCGAATCATCTGAAGAACGGCCGCGTCTTGGCGCGGCTCGAACTCACGAACTGCGGCTAGGACCTCTTGCTCTCCCTCGGACACTGCAGTTTCGCCGAACGCTAGCCATGCTGGCTGAACGCCCATAGCCTCGGCAATGCGCTGTAAATCCCACAGGTCCGGCAGCCCCTTTCCATCTTGGTTCCACGAATAAAGGGTGTCCTGACCGATACCCGTTTTTCGCGCGATTTCCGTTCTAGGGATGCCGGAACGCAGCCTTTTATAAAACGCCTCGCGGAGCTTTTTTTTCGATTCGTTGTCCGGCTGAGCCATAACCTCAATGTGCACGCATACTTAGAAATATCCAGATATTTCGAACAATTCGCATTGCGATACCGATGATTCGCGGTATATTCCTGAGGTCGGCAGCCAAAATCCTGATTATTCTCGGTAAGCGAGCAACCAACATGACTGAAGTCGCAATGACTGACGCTCAGAAACGACTGAGCGAACTAGCGAACCGCGCCCGCTATGGGCGCGAAGAGTTCATCTTGACCAGCCACGGTGAACCGATGGCAAAGCTCGTTCCGTGTGGGGGAGGGGAGCATGGGAAGACCAAGGAAGGGCGTCGAAAACCTCGCGCAACAGCGTGAGTCGTTGGGGCTGACACAGGGGCAGATGGCAGCCCTCATCAAGTGTTCGCAGTCGCATGTGAGCAAAGTGGAAGGTGGAGAAGACCCCGGCGAATACCGCAACGCCTTTCTCAAACACTATCGGGTTAGCAGCAAGCGGTTCGACTACCTGCACTCCTGGCAACTGCCGTTGTGGCGGTGCGCAGCCAAAACCGAAGAGCCACAAGTCGAAGCCTCCGTTGTTGCGTACGCCAAAGACTGCATTCGGCGCAAAGCATCACGAACGGAACTCGAAGTGGTTCTCACCAAGATCCTTTCGCGAGTCGGCTGATGACACTCGAAGAACAAATTGCCTCGATTGCTCGCAAGGTGTTTCGCGAGGAGTTCGAGCGCGAACAGCAGGACACGCCGGCAATTCTTCGCGGCGAACTGACCCTGACAGAGTTGGCGGGAAAGGCGGGCGTGAACAGAAACGCGCTCGCCCGACTGGAGAAGGGCAAGCTCCAGCGTGTCTCGGCGCGGATTGTGACGAGGGTTGCGAAGGCGTTGCAGTTGGACGTGAAGACGTACTGGCAGGCTGTTCAGCGCGTGCGGAAGGCGGTGAGTAAGTGAGCGACCAACTGACCCTCACCTTTCCCCGCGGCCTTCACCCGAACAGCCGCGATGCGAACCAGGACGGGCGCCGCGGTGCCTTTGGCAAGCGTGCGCAGCTCATCCTCCAGGTGCTGGAGCAGGCATCGGCGCCGCTGACGGATCGGCAGGTGGCTGGAATGCTCGGCTTCACGGACATGAACGCGGTTCGCCCAAGAATTTCAGAGTGCATCAAGGCGGGATACCTGCGCGAGTGCAAAGAGACAACGATTGACGAGCTGACGGGCAAGCGGGTGCGGCTCGTGGAAGTGGTGGGGTGATTCGTGGCGCGCTTCGGCTCATGGATGGACCGGCGAACGGGCTGCGAAGACGAGATTGAGCTGCCCGCTTACGACCCGATTGACCACGGCGATGTCGAACCGATGTCAGAGACAACGCTGCTCGTGCTGGACGCCTGCTATCGAGCGCGACGTTCTGAAGAGCAGGACGAGCGAACCGAAGAGCAGCGGATTGCCGACCAGCGCGCCTACAACCTGAAGCATTTTGGAGAGGAGTGCCCGACGCTATGAGTAACCAGAAACCAAAGCACACGCCGGGGCCGTGGAGATGGGAACTCAGTGAGTGCAGTCGTCGGGTTCATCTGGTGGGAGGAAAGAACCCGTTCGACCTGACTGTAGTGGATTTCGTGCGCTGGGGAATGAACGGCGCAACCCTCCGCTTGCGTGATACGAGCCATCCTGATTTGCAGATTATGCGTTCCGCTGTTGAGTGGGGGCAGATTGTGGCCGGGCGAGAACATCATGCGGATTGGTTTAAGGAGTTGAACCATCCAGACGCCCGCCTTATCGCCGCCGCTCCGGAACTTCTGGATGCGCTCCACGACCTCTTAATCGCCGCAACCGAGACTGGCTACGCGGGACTTGCTGTTAAGCGCGCGGAAGCCGCCATCGCGAAAGCCGAAGGTGCCGAATGAGCGACCCCTTGATGTCCTGCCCTTCCATGCTGACGGTGCGCGAGTTCGACCATGCGGGTTTCGCGGAGTTCCTGGCGGACGCGAGCGCGACGGAGGCGGATTGCGCGCTCTGGGAAGCCGAGATTGCGCGCGTGCTGAATGAGGGCGATGGGACGGCTTCGTACAGCGCGGCGACGTACAGCGGGCTTTTCTCGCAGCTGAGTGCGAAGCGGCGGGCGATGGCGGAAAGCGGAGAATGAACGATGAAAACGACCATTGGAACCTGCGGAGCGTGCGGCGGACCTGTAACGGTGCCGACTGTTTGGATGGGAGTCAACCCGCCCATTCCGCAATGCGAACACTGCCACCGAACTCCGAAGCATTCGCACGGCCCCGTCATTCCGATGGAGGAGCGGCCAGACAGCAGGGTGACGTTTGTTCGCGAGCAGGGACAGGTAGTGAGCTGAACGGTTTCGCAACCGCTATGTGCGGTTTGCCAAATGCCTCGGCGCATCGAGGGGCGTGGCGGACGGGGCGTAACAAGGCGGCTACCACAGCGCCGAACCTAGGTGCCTCTGAACCCGCGCAGCGACCTGGACGCCGAGGTTCCGAAATCAAAGGAGCAACCATGAAAACCAACGCAGCTTTTTACCGCTACGACAGCCTGGGGTGCGAAGCAGAGAGCGCGCAAAAGACGCTGCGCGAGCTACGCCCTGCGCTGCTCGACTACTGCGAGAAGAACGGCGCGGTGGTGGTCGGGCGAAAGGTTTACTACGCGGAACGCGGCAACCTTCAGGTAATGCCAGTGACGTTCGCGTGCGACATCAAGGACGAATTGGCGCAGACTGAATCACCGACGGCGCACGGGAAGATTGCCAAGCAGCTCCGGTTCAAGGTTGGCGACCGCGTGCGCTGCGTTAATGACGAAGACTGCGGCCCAGACCTGGTAAATGGGCGTGAGTACACAATTGCTGAAGCGGACCCGCTTCGCATTCTCGGCAGTTACCGCATTGAAGGCTGCAATTATTGGTTCGGTGACTTTCGCTTCGAATTGGCGGCGGGCGACGGTCTCGTACAAAGCACCACACCAACACATCCCGCACGGGATAACCAAGTGTCCGCAGCATCCTTGCCCGCCGCCAGTTAACCAGATTCACCCCAACCAAAAGGAGGAGTTATGTGGGACATGCCAAAGCAGGTGACCGGAGCGGATGTTGTGTTCGGCGGACGGATGAACGAGTTGCTGCCGCAGTGGAAGGACATTCCTGAAGAGTTTCGGCGCGAGACTGCCACTGCAAAGAAGTGGACGGATGTGGTGGACACCTGGTTCTTTTGCGGACTTAAAAACGCGCAGTGGAAGCCGAAGGAAGGCATCAATCAAGCAGACGCACTACGGCACCTCAAGGCAATCATGGGTTCGTTTGAACCGAAGCACGAGCACAAGACGGCGGCTGTCGCGTTCCTGATGTCGAAGTGGTTTGACGATGTGACGTACGAAGCCGCGAAAGCGAACGCCTAACAGATTCGGGGAGAGCGGTTCCGTTGTCGGCACCCCTCCCCCTCGACGCGAACGGGCCTCCCACCCCGCGCGCTCTCCCCGAGTAACTTTCAAAGGAGCAAGACATGGCTAGCAGCCTCAAAGATGTCAGTCGCGCCGAGTGGGAAACCACTGTCGTTGTCGGCTACGACCAAATCAGTGCGGGCTGCCTTCAGCGCATCGCTGACGCGACTGAGTTGATGGCGAAGAACCACGGCGCGCTTATTGACGAACGCGACCGCTACAAACGCTGGTACGAAGAAGAGCGCGCACGAAACAGCGCCCTGCAACGCCGCATCAACTCCTATCGCGGCACCGTTACCCGACTCAAGCGCAAAGCCAAGTAACCACCTTCAAAGGAACGCTCGCATGATGGTTGAAAAGATTCTCTCGCAGGACGCGCCGCTCGTCGCCGGCGGGCAGGGACGCTCAGCCGAGGAAGTGACGGACACAGGCATGACGCTCATCGGCTTGGCGTGGGTGGTCTGCTGTGTCGCTGCTGGCGTTGCGGCTGTTCTCCTCACTGGCTGCAACCGTCCGCTTGCCACGGAAGAGCTTGCCATTGTCGCAACCGTTGCCGTGGGCAGCAAAGAGCGCGCGGCATCCTTCGACGCCATTCGCCAGCACCTTCGCGCGGCTGCCGATGAGGACAAGAACACCGTCGCTCTGTGCATCCTGCGGCACTCGAACGGGCTGAACACGCAGGCGCTTTTGATGAGCGACATTCAACTGGCGATCCAATCCGGCGAAGTGCTGACCGAGACGCTGAAGACGCAGATTGGCACCGAAGCCGAGCTATCGCTGAAGCGCGCGGACAACTGGCGCGAGGCGTCGAAGCTCATGGCGCGGACGGAGGACAACGTCGCCTGGTTCGCGGCGCATCAAGAGGCTTTGGACCACCACGCGATGCTGCTGATGACGGCGGTGGAGCGGCTGAAGAAGTAAACCCGATTACATACCGAGGAGCCTATGCCGGACAAATACGACAAAGCGATTGCGTACCTAACGCAGCACCCAAAAGAGATTATGGACGCTTGGTATGACGGCGGGGTGTGCCAACTACCAAGTGCTCATCCGGCAGCGTGCCTGTTCCAGTACGCAGGCAATAGCCCCTTCAAATGCTGTGGCTGCCTCACGATGGTGAAGAACGGATGCAGAGCCGAAACTCCGGAGCTGACGAAGGCGATTCGGGCAGATGAGCGAATCCCAAATGGATGTGAAGCGATAACACTCGAACACCTGCCTGTCTTCGCCGAATGGCAGCGCCGCCTCGACAAAGAGTTGAACCGCAAATGACCGACACGCCCGAGGACCGCATCCGGCGGCACTTGGAAACGCATGGCCCGAACGTGCGCTATCCGATTCTCGCCGACCTCATCTTCGTGCGCTGGCGTGCGGCGGAAGCGGTGCGGAAGGGACTGGCTGAAGGACTTTCTGACGACGTGATTTCACTGTTGAGACTGGAGAGAAGATGAAGACGCATCACGAAATGGTTCGCGAGTTCAACACGACTTTTGGCGCTCACATGGAGAAGAAGCCGGGGTTCCCGCCGCCTCTTATCGAAAACATGCGTGAGCGACTGATTGAAGAGGAGCACCGCGAACTGCTTGAGTCACAGAATGGTCGCAACCTCGAAGGCGTTCTCGATGCAATCTGTGACTTGCTCTATGTCACATACGGCGCCGCAGACGCCTATGGTTTCTCGCCTGAACTGCTCTCGAAAGCCTTCCGCGAAGTCCACCGCTCGAACATGTCGAAGCTCTGGAGCCAGAAGGAGCGCGACGAGCACATCGCCGCCCGCCCTGATACCGAGCTGAAGTTTAAAGAGGCGATGCCCGGACTCTACATCGCCACGCGCACAGACGGCAAAGTCATCAAGTCGCCGGGTTACAGCCCTGCGAATCTCAAAGCCATTATCGCGATTGACAGAGCAATCAAGGCATAGCCCGCGAGCGGAGAGCTTCGGCGAGACGGGGCGACTGCTGGCGTGTGCCGGCGGCCCTGTCCCGCTGAGACCACCGGTGCGCGGCCTGGTGCGCTGGCCGCTCGCGGGTTTGAAGGAACGAACGATGAAAGCCACTGAAATCCAGAAATGTGCCTGTTGTCGGCAGCCTGTGCGAGCGCCCTTCTATGTCGTTCGCGTGAGCTTGGCGGTTCCCGACCACCACGCAGCTCGTCAGACAATGAGTCTTGCCATGATGTTTGGCGGCGCGCTCGGGCTTGCCGAAGTGATGAGCCCAAACGCCGATGTCATCAAAGTGGCTGGCGACGAAAAGCCCGAACTCCTGAAAGAGCGACACATCTGCATGGAGTGCGCGGGCATGAACTCGCTTTGTGTCGCCGAACTCATCGAGGGTGAGCCGGAATACATCGTGCCGCGTGCGGCGCTGCCGGTGGTGTGCGAAGGCGGTGAAGCCTAATGACCTACATCGCCATCACTCTCAGCGTGCTCGGCTCCTTCTACGTGACGAGCGCCGACCGCGTGACCCGCCTGCGTGCCTTCCAACTCTGGCTCGTGGCGAACTCGCTCTGGATTGTGCACGGCGTTGCAAGGGACGACTGGTTCGTTGTCGCGATGTTCGCGGCTTATCTCATCAGCACCATCAAAGGCATTTGGACGAATCGGAAGAACTGAAATGTCTATCGAATCAATCCCTTTCGAGACCTACCGCCGGCGCCCTGGGCTGAACGCGCACTACCTGTTCGACCTGCTGCGCTCGCCGGCACATGCGAAGTTCAACCGCGCAAGCGACAAGGATTCGCCCGCGCTTGCGTTCGGCAGAGCGTTTCACGCCGCTGTGCTGGAACCAGCCGAGCTGCTGAACCGCTTCATTGTCGTGCCTGAAGACATCGACCGGCGCACGAAGGCGGGCAAAGAGGAATACGCCGAGCTGTGCGCGTCCGGCAAGACGCTCCTGAGCCATGACGACATGGGCCGGATTACGGACATGAACCGGGCGCTGCGGCAGCACAAGGTAGCGCGGGAAGCTCTGGCGAAAATCGAAGGCATTGAGCAGAGCTTCTTTTGGGAGCAAGGCGGGCTGCCGTTCAAGGCGCGACTCGACGGCTACGGCGGCAACTGCATCGTGGATCTGAAAACCGCGACGGATGCGAGCGCCCGCGCTTTCCAGCGTTCCGTGTACACGTACGGCTACCACGTTCAGGCCGCGCACTATCTCGAAGCGGCGCTGGCTCACGAACTGAACATCAATCAAGTCTTGTTCGTGGTGGTGGAGATTGCGCCGCCCTATGGCGTGGCCGTCTATCGGCTCGATGAGGGCTACTTGGATTCGGCGCGTTCCGCAATCGAGAACGCCGTCGCTCTGCATCGCGAATGCGAGAAGACCGGGCGCTGGCCGTCCTACCCCGAGCGCGTCATCGACCTGCTTTGTCCTGCCTGGATGGTTTCGGAAGAGAGTGCTTAAACGGAGGCGCCATGCCACGAGTTGATGATTTGTTCCCGTCGAGGTTCGTGAGTGCTGCCGACCTCGCAAAGATGACAGACCCGAATGCGCCCTTCGTGATTAAGAGTCTCGCGCAGGAAGAGTGCATAAACCCTCGCACGAAGCAGAAGGAAATGAAGTGGGTTGTCTACTTCCGCAACTGCCAGAAGGGGCACCGGCTGCGCAAGTCGGAAGTGAAAGACCTCGCGAAAACCCTGGGCGCGACAACTGAGGAATGGGTGGGCAAGTGCGTGACCCTTCGCGCAGTGGCGACCTCAACCGGCGCCGGCGTGCGGATGATTGCCGGCGGAAAGACGCGAACGCCTGGCAGGCCAACGCCGGCAGCCGAGAGCGCAGCGCCCGCACCCGCCGCCGAGCCTGCCGGCGAAGGCAACCTCGCTTTCAGCGGCGAGATACCGGAGGACGGCAAGTGAGCATCGAAGAACCGCGCGAAATAGCTTTTGAAAAGGCGAAGGCGAACGGGCTGCGGATTGTCCCGACTGAACCGACGCTGCTCCTGCTCGACATTGATACAGACGAGGACTTCGAGCACTGCCGCAAGATGCTGAAGGTGGTGAACCGTAAGCATCGGATTGCGAGTGCCGAATATTCGCGCTCGAAGTCGAACCACTTTCATGTGTTCGTGCGAATGGTCTCGCCTTTGTCCGTGGAGCAGCGCCTATTCCTTCAAGCCGTCTGCGGCAGTGACCGCATGAAGGAAATGCTCTCGTATCGCGACATGACCGGACCCGAAGACACAGACGCAATCGTGCTCTTTGCTACGGAACAACCGCGAACTCGGATGACCCTTTAACGGAGATTGAAATGGCATCGCTCAACAAAGTGCTCTTGCTCGGAAACCTGACCCGCGACGTTGAAATCCGCTACACGCCCGGCGGCACCGCCCTCGCTCAGTTCGGCATGGCGATGAACCGCAAGTATCGCGACACCAAAACCAACGAGATGCGCGAGGAAGTCACCTTCGTGGACATCGAAGTCTGGGGCAAGCAAGCCGAGACGGCGAACCAGTACCTGAGCAAAGGGCGCGGCGTGTTCGTCGAGGGGCGGCTGCGGCTGGACCAGTGGGAAGACAAGCAGACCGGGCAGAAGCGTTCCAAGCTGAAGATTGTCGCCGACCGGATTCAGTTCGTGGGCGGCGGGAGCGGTGAAGGCAAGGCGGCGCCGAAAGCGCCTGCGAAGGGCGGCGACGTGCAGGAGCAGCCGGACGACCTGGGGATTCAGGAAAGTGAAGTGCCCTTCTAAGGGCGGAAAGGAACACGATGGAACGTTCGAAGCCGATTCGCCGAATAAAGGACCCGACACTCAGTAGAGCGCGACAGATGCTGACGCGGTTTCTACGCTCGTACGCAACGATGCCGCATATGCCCTCTCCTGGAATCGACAAGATGTCCGCGCTTAGCGGAGTGATGGGTTTCTGTGTGGAGCTTGGCGCAATCGACGAGCGCCAGTGCGAATGCCTAATTGACTGGCTCGGGGATATGGGAGCCATTTGATGCCACGGCGACGACTGCGAACCATCCCGATGGAATGCCGCAAGTGCACGCGGATGTTCAAAGCCAAGCACAGGTTCAACAAGATTTGCGGCTCCTGCACGAAGGCGAACGAAAAGATGGCTCTGCTGCCCTGCGGCGGCGGACACAAGCGGCGCGGCGTAAGGGAGCGGGAGTGATGAAATACACCTTCACCGTGCCGGGCAATCCCGTGGGCTACTACGCCGTCGGCAAGCGTCCGAACTGGAAGCGCATGAAGGCTTATCACGATTACTGCGAGCGTGTGCGCCTTTACGCCAAAGCGGCTGGTATCCCGCTGCCCATGAAGGCTTCAAAGAATGAGCCCGTGATGATTGCGACGCTCGCCTATTTCGCGAACGGCATTCACCCAGACCCCGAGAACGTCAGAAAGGGAATCGCTGACTCGCTGTTTTACGCGGGCAAGCGCGGCAACAAAGGCTCGGGCGACAAATACTGCGCGGGCAAGTTCCTCTATCCGCTCTATGACGCCGCGAACCCGCGCGTTGAGATTGAGATTTACTGCGGCGCTGCGTGCCGCACGCAGATGGCGGTGTGAGCGTGAAAACCTACTGCCTGCAATGCGGCGCGCAGCACGAGTACCGGCTAATGCAGAAGCCAAAGATGTATTGCTCGGTGAGGTGCACGGTTTACGCGCATCGAGCGATGGCGCGCGAGCGGCGGCCAGAGAGCAAGAACAATCGCGTGAAGGGACAGCGGCGGCGATGGGCGCGGGAGCGTGCGGAGCAGGCCGCGCGGTTGAAAGCCTGGCGGGCTGAGCAGCGGAGATTGATGGACGGACTTTGATATGGAAAGGGACGCGACATGCATTTCGTGCGGAGTGATTTACCTGAAGAAGTGCGGGAGAGCATTGCGCTGTCCATCATGCCGCCGGGCGGTTCGGAACGAACGCAATCGTCTGCGAATGGAACGCACCAAGCCCGAGCGGATTCGGCGGCAGATGCTGAAAGCGGAGATGACTGCCCAGGCAATGTTGCTACGGGCGCGCTCGCGGTCGTCTGCTCTTGCGGGCACCGATTCACGCACGCGGGCGACTTCTATTCCGTCTGCTGTCCGAAGTGTCAACGGAAGCCGTACTGATTAACTCAGTCGTGCGCTGTCGCGCCTGATTCTGGAAAGAAAAAGAAAAGGGGAAAAGAAAAAGAAAGCTTCCCCATAGTAGCGCAGAGGCGCTTTTCTTCAAGACCTCCGACCCCGTAAAGCGGCGACGAAATTTGAGGGTTCAAAAACTGTCATGAAAACCGATGAGGCGATTCAAGTCAAAGGGGCGGCGTAAATGGACATCCGCCTTCACATGGCATTCCGCATGAACCCGAAGATTGTCGAGCTGGAGGCGTTGCTTGGCGAGGGTGGCGTGCTCGCCATTATCACGTTGTGGGCGTGGGCGGCAGAGCATCGCCCGAAAGGGAAATTGACCGGCTTGTCCGACGGCGCCCTTGAGAAGTTCGCGATGTGGCGCGGAACCTCCGGCTTATTCATCGACACATGCTTAAAGCAGAGATTGCTGGAGCGCGACGCGGAAGGCGTCATTGAGATTCACGACTGGAAAGAACATCAGCCGTGGGCGTTCTTCTCAAAGGAACGGAAGAAGATTGCTGCACGCAACGGCGCGGCGAAATGGCGCACCGCCTCTGCTGTCGCGGGCAAGGCTAATCGCGCCGAGCGGATGAAGCGCGCGCGGGCAAAGGGAACGCACACTAAAGCGGAGTGGGAATCGCTCGTTAACGCGCTCAAAAGTCGGTGTGTACGTTGTAACGCAGAATGTCTTCCCGTTAAGGACCATATTACGCCCGTTTATCAGGGTGGAAGCGACGGAATTGAGAACCTTCAGCCTTTATGCGCTCCGTGTAATGGCGCTAAAGGTCCTGAGAATAAGGACTTCCGTCCGGCAAATTGGCGGGAATTGATGTCTGCAATGATGCCTGCAAATGGCAGGCGTCAAAGCGGCAATGATGCCTGCAAAATGCCTGCAACGACGCCTACTCCTTCTCCTTCTCCTATTCCTTCTCCTTCTCCTACTCCAAACGTATTGATTGGCGCGGCGGCTTCGCCGACCCCGCCCGCCCGGAAGCCGAAGAAAGAATTAGGCTATAACGCGGTGGCGATATTCTGCGAAGAGTACAAGCGGCGGTATGCGGTTAATCCGAACATCATCGACAAGGATGCCGGCCAGCTCACAACCCTTGCGCGCTCGTACCCCGAAGACGCCTTCCGCAAACTGTGCCACGCCTACATTCAGGACACGACTGACGTGCGCGTGGTGAATGACGCGCATCCTATCGGTTTGTTCCTCACGAAACGTTCAAGATACCAAGTGCAAATCGCTGGCGGAAAAGTGTTAACCGCGCAGCCGCCGCGCAATGGATTCGCACAGCCGCCAAAAGTCACGTTGACGGAAGAAGAACGAAAACGGCGTGACCACGCCGCGTACCTGAAAAGCCTGGAGCAGTTATGAGCCGCGAGTATGTGCCGCACAACAAGCCAGACGAAGACCTCAACGGCTTCGCCTACGACGAGAACGGCAAGCCGCTGGGCACGTGGTATCGCTGCCGCTACTGCCACGAACGCGGCGGGGACGGCATCCACGGCGAGTTCGCAGATCCGGTGAACGGCATCGTGCGGGCGCCACAAACCCGCTTCGCTCAGGTGTTCGACGCCGGCAAGCCAACGGAGATGTGTTACTGGGCGTGCCCGAAATGCGCGAAGAAGGCTCAGCAGGAGCTTCGCGAGCAGGCGCAGCAAGGGCGGATGCGTTCAGCCAACGACGCCGAGGCGGACCGAGAGTTTCAGCGCGGGATTCAAGCGGACGAACGGAAGGCGCGGCGGAAAACGGCGTGATTGCGATTTAACGAGCGCGGGCAGCGAAACGGCTAAACGGGCGGGCTGAGCCATAAAACGCGCCCAGGATGCGCAGGAATTGAAATGCGGGGCATTGGACAGCGAGGGCAAGACATGGGAACGCCGGGAGATGTGTGCTAATGAAATGCGCAGATGTTGCAAGGGTAGCATACCCGCTATTCCACGCGGGAGATGGCGGTTCGATTCCGACCTCTGCGCTCCAGCTTCGTGTTGTGGAAATTGAGTTAGAGCGTGCGCGGGATTTGGTTCGGCTGTGGCATTCGCGACTGCCAGAAACGGATAAAGGAAACTTGGTGCGCAACACGTACTGTGTTTGTTACGGCGCAGAATACGACGGCCTTTTTTATGCAGCGGCCATCTGGACAAGCCCAGTTGCGCGTCTCTTGAGCAATCCGCACACGATAGAGCTACGCCGGTTAGCAATGGCATCGGATGCACCAAAGAATCTAGCTTCACGAATGCTGCGAATAATGGCGCTGCTGCTCGCCAAAAAGCATCCAAAAGTAGGCTTAATGATTTCCTACCAAGATACGGCAGTGCATCGGGGCACGATTTACAAGGCCGCTGGATGGCGGGCCGTGGCAACCAATAGAAGCGCGACAACATGGAATATGCCAAATCGTCAGAGAATCGAAACGCAATCGAGCGCATTAAAGATTCGATGGGAAAAGCAAATTAGCTGAAAGCGAGGACCTAATGCTAGACCTAAAGCCGATTCAGGAGCGGTGTCGCAGGTCATATGTGGGCGAAGGTCGGTTCGACATGATTAAAGACGTTGACGCCCTCATCGCCGAAGTCGAGCGGCTGCGCGCGGAGAACGAGCGCATGGCGGAGGCGCTGAGGGATGTTCAAAAGTGGATTGAAACTGACGCAGCCCATGTCGTGAGAGGAAGCGGCCTATGGGCGAAAATCTATAGGCTGCTCGAAAACCTGAAGCAGGCCGCCCTCTCGCAGAAAGGAACGTGAACGCATGAGCCATCCGCCAATTCCGCCCGACTCTGAGCATTTCGAGTTAGTAAACGGGCGGTGGACCTTCGGAGCTGGCGATTACGCCTCAAGCGAACCTGGCGCAGGTTTTTTTTGCTGCATGGATCTGGTGCCGGATTGGCAACGCCCGTTGATAGCAGCCATAGCCCATATCGGCTGGCTTAATGAAGCCACGCAGTGTTGGGAAAAGGACGGGATTCCTAAGAAGAACCTGAAGCGCTACATGGCGGCCAAGCAAAACGCTGAGGAATGGCGAACTTGGGCTATGGAGGTGAAGGCGTGAACCGCACAGCACTAACGGACGAAGAGCACGCCAAGCTCGCGGCGCGATTGATGCTTTACGACGTGATGGCGGAAGAACTGCATCGCCGCCTCTACCCGCCGCCAACGAATGCCGAGCGCCGCTTTCAAGTCGGCTGGCATCGGCTGAAGAAGTTCATGCGGCTGACGTTCCAGTCTGGACGCTCGCCAGCACGGGCGCTGTATCGCTGGCTGTACTGTGGCGGGCACATGTATTTCGTGAGTGAGCTGACCGAAGCGCAGAAGGCGCGGATTGACTTTGAAATGGCAATGGACTGGGAGGCCAACGCATGAGCACAGAGATATCGTCGGGAATCAGCATCTCCCAAAGATTTGCTGCATACTGACGCTGCAAATCCATCTCGCGGAGCTTGGCTTCGACAAGGGCGCAAAAGTCGAGACCTGGCGGCTCTGAGAACCTGCCTCTCCAGCCAAGGAACTCAGCCGCCCACTCCGCGTCCGTCATCGTCCAAGTCGGAAGCTGTTCTGCCTCATCACCGCCACCGCGCAACAGCGCCTCGCCGCCGCCAGGAAAACGGTGGAGCAGAAAGGGGATGGGAAGTGAAGAGTGAAGTCAACCTTGAAGAACACATTGAAATCTCGACGCGCTTTCGGCTTGGCGCATGTCCGGTCGTGTGCTTTCGCTTCGAGGGTGAATGCGCATCGCACACGATAACCATGGGACCAAACAGCGCGCAGAAGCTGGTGGATGCACTGCAGCACGCGGTGAACGCGGCGCGTTGCGGCATCGTGGTGGAACCGCAGAAGGAGGATGGGAAGTGAAGACGCCGGATAACTGGCTTCTGTGCTCACACTGCTTGCGGATTGTACGTGCAAATAAGAACAACATCGCTCCGCGCCACGGCCACAGTATTCTAACGGCCTGTATTGGATTTGGGCGCAATGCTCACTTCAACGACTTTGACAGAAAAACTACTCCGTCTTGTCCGGGGAGTGGGCAACGATGCCTCGCGCAGAAAGGACCGCAGCCATGAGCGAACTGGAACACCCGCCCGTGCCCGAAGGCGTCGAGGACATCATCTGCAAAATTGGCAAGGAGTGGTGCCTGCGCGAAAGCAGTGGATGGAATCCGCTCAAGTTTGTACTGCGTGATGGCGTTCAGCCAGACTCACCGCTTGCCAATCGACAATTCCAAGAGGTGAAAGCCCGCTGCCGCTGCGCGTGGCTGGATGAATCTCAACGCCGAGAACGCGAGAATCCGCCCGAGGATTCGAACCCGAAGATGGCGCATCCGTCCGTCATTGAGGCTTGGCAGTACGCAGAGGATTGGCGCAAATGGGGAGAGCGCAAATGAGCGAACTGGAACTGTGCGGCGTGAAGGGGCTGAAGCAGGCCGCTGACACGCCAGATCCGAAGCATCTTGGAATTGCAAGCAGGCGCATGTACTACGCCGCGCTTCAGTACACATGCTGGAACATTCTGGCAACCGCGCCTGCGTACAACCCGCTGGTTCTGTGGGAGGCTCAGCATCAGCGCGACCTCTGGCTCTCCGTGTTCCGCAAGTGCAAGGAGGGAAAATGAGAACGGCCACTGAGCGAAAGGGAGAGGGGATTATGACAATCACAACGAAGCACGACTTGGGCGACATGGTCTTCACTATCGACTACAGCAAGCCTAAGATCGAAACCGACTGCATCACCTGTAGCGGCACGGGCAGCGTGACACTCGGTAACGAAAGCTTCCTGTGTCCGAAATGCCGAGGGCGGCGGATTGAAGTTATGTACGGCTTCGAAAAGTGGTCCATATCCGCGAGCGGTATTGTCGGCCAAATCGAAGCGAAACGCTGTGTCGAGGGGTGCGGCGAAAACAGCATCCGGTACATGCTCGATACGACAGGGATTGGAACAGGTCGAGTTTGGGAAGAAAGCGACGTGTTTAAGTCTCGGCAGGAAGCTGAGGACGCCTGCACTCTACGGAACGCATTGGCGGAGGTGGCGAAATGAGAACACTACTCTTCAGCCGTGAGCATTGGATAGACATAGCCATATGTCTGTCGTGCAACACCTGTTCTTATCTTTTGGTAGGCCAAGCCGTTTGGCCTGCTCTCGCCCTTTGGACTTTAAGCGCCTGCTTTTTGGCGTCGGTCGCTATTCGAACTTGGGAGGTGATGCGTGGGTCAAAGTAAAGATGGGTTCAGCTCGTGGAAGACTGGACGGCCATGGTTTGCAAACAAAGTCTACCCGCCAACATGGTTTGAATATCGGGTCTTGCACAAGGTTCTGATTGGCATCGACGGCGCGGACTACGGCACCTATGAACTCGCCGCCGTTCATTACGAGGGCGATAAGGACAATGCTCGCGTGATGTTCTACTCGCCAGCGGAGGGAGAGTACGAGGCAGAGTCTGTGGAAGAACTTCAGCGCCAGATGGAGCTGATTAGCGAGGCATTCAAGAAGCCGCCGCTGATCCTCAGAAACGGGGTGATTGTATGAGTAGCGAACCAAGAGCCGAATATACGGCTTGGGCGATTCCCGTACAGGTTTCAGCCACGGGGGCGAACGAGGATGCAGACAAGCTTATGTCACAGGCCCATCAGCGCATCGCCGACTTGGAACGCGAGCTGGGGGAGGCGAAGAGCGAAACGCCGTGCGCCTCATGCCGAGGCGAAGACGGACACGAAAGCGGCGGACCTCAAGGCTGGGTTCCGGGGCCATGTACATGCTCGCCAGCAGCATCGGCTAAATACTGGCAGGCTGAAGCAGAGAAGGGCTACGACGCTATAGAAGCCGCCGAACAGCGCGCACGCGACGCGGAACGGAATGCGGAACGGTTGAGGGTGGCGCTGACGGAGCACGTGATCGAAGGGTATGCGGAATGGCTGGCAGACAAGGGGCATACGCATCAGCAAATCATCGACAACGTTGCAGAACGAAGGCGAGAGCTGAATGAGATTGCACAGGCTGCTCTGGCGGGCGAGGGTGGGAAGGTATGAACGAACCGAAATGGATTCCAGATAGCAGGCTGCACTTCAAGTTGGTGTTCGAAGGTGGGTCGGAACTGTTTATGGAGAATGAGCAGGGGGCAAGAGCAACCGCACTTGAGTGGATTAAGAAGAATCCAGGCAAAGTCGTGAAGATGTACGAACTCAGATGGATGGAGCATAGTAGCTTTTGCAGACCGTAGCACGATTGACAGAAAACGTCACACGTACAGAAAATGTACAGCGTAAAAATTTTCTTGGGTCCTTCCCGGCGATAGACACATCGGAGGCGAAACCGCCGCAGTGTCAGGATACTTAAGGTCCGAAATAGATGTAAAAAGCATTTACTGGGAGTCAAAAGCATGAATAACGGCTTGATGCCATTGGGTTTAAAGAATAAGCCCCGCGTGTCATCGGAGTATCACCGGACGTTCATTCGCAACTTTCTAGTTAAGAGTCCTGGAATCGAGTTCTGCGAGTTGCGGGCGATGACGAAGATGACAGACGGGAACCTTTATCATCACCTACGGGTAATGCTTAACGAGGGTGAAATCGAGTTCGTTAAGACCGGAGCGGGACGAGGCAGCAAGACAACGATTTGGCTAAAGAAGAACGGTTAAGCCAATGACTAAAAAGCGCGGGCGCCCCGCAAAGGCGGCAGACGGGCAAACCAAGTACACGTGGGACACACGCCACGCGCGCGCCAAAGCATTGAAAGCCGAAACCGATTTAAAGGTCCGTCAGGGCGAGCTAATCGAGAAGCGCCAGTTCCAGGATTGGGCGGCTAAAGCCTGCTTTGACCTCAAAGAGCACATTCAGGATTTGAAAGCGCGTCTTCCCGACATGCTGGCGCACAAAGAGGTCCGCGCGATTGACGCCATTCTCACGCGCGAGCTGGACCGAGGGCTTCGCAATTTCGCGGAGCACGTGAAGGCGGGCATCTACGACCAACCGTTTGAGCAGGGAGCGGGAATATGACCTTCGCAGAAGCGCACAAGGTTCTGAAAGCGGCGTGGCCTGATTGGCGAATACACATCGGCTGTGACATGTACGACCCCGAGCCTGGCGAGAAAGCAGGCATCAACATTCGGTATAGCGTTTACCTCAATCGCAAGCTGGATGGGCACGACCTCTTTAAAAGCGGCAGTGGGTACACGCTGGCAGAAGCCGTCGAAGAGGTAATGCGGCACATATCGCAGCCGCCAGAAGAGGCGTTGAAAGAGGTTCCGCCGCAACAGGTGGCTGTATGAGCGATTGGCACCACTGGATTCCGTTCGTGGCAATGCTGGTTTACCTCGGCTGCGGCTTTCTGGCCGGCTACGTGGTTGGCGTTGAGAGCACGCGAGCGCGCCTTTACGCGATTCTCGGCATATCGGAGGATGACGAATGACCCTTCAGGAAGCCATTGCCCACATCGAAGAAACGCTCGGACCGAACGAGAGCTGGAACCTTTCCCTCGATGTTTCACGCTGCGATGGGGAGCCAGAAAGACCAGGGCTTACCGCGCGCTGGCGAGTAAGCCATGACTGCATTCCGTACCTCTCTCAGCCGAAGTTCGGCTTTAATACACTCGATGAAGCCGTGATGTTCCTCACAGACCGATTCAAGCGCGAGAAGGCGAATTTGAAGCAGACGCTGGCGGCGATGGAGAATCCGCCGAAAGAGGTGATGTGTGAGCCATCCACCAATACCACCGAATAGCCCATGCTGGTTCGAAGTCACTGGCGACCCGCACGACCGGAATGGGCTTTGGTTCTCGCCGTTCGCGTACCACCGCGACCCGAAGAACTGGAGTCACGACCAAACGTTTCCGTGGGACTTCAAGCAAAGCGAACTCTTCAACGAGGAAGAGCGTTGCATCATCGCCGCAGTCGCCCGCTGTGCGTGGTTGGACGAAGCCGAACGGCTGTCGCGGGCTTATAGCAAAGAGCATGAGCAGATTGTCTTTTCGCGTGTGGGCGACCCCAAGCCCGATTTTGTAGTGGCAAAAGAGAACGCCGAAGCATGGCGAGTTTGGGGCAAAACAGCTTGAGTACCGCCACCCTCGAACTCGACCCGCGCGTCTTTGCGCGCCCTGCGTTGATGCCGCCCGTGTCCGAATGGGCGGAAGAGACGATGCGCTTTGACCCCGCGGTGGACGTGTCGCCGCGCTATGTCATCGCGAAGGCGCCCTACGCGCGTGCGGTGTTCGAGTGGTGGGCAGACAAGAACATCGAGGAAATCTTCCTGCTGATGCCAACGCAGGCTGGCAAAACCGCGATGATTAACACGCTCATCGGCTACTGCATCGCTAATGACCCCGGCCCGTGCATGTTCGTGCAGGCGGACGAAACGAACGTGAAGGCGTTCGTGCAGAAGCGGCTCAAGCCGGCGCTGCGGAAGACCTTCCCCAAGCTCGTCAGCGAAAACCCGCGCGACGACAAATGGACCGAGGACAAAGGCGCGGTGATTGGCGGACTGGACCTGTGGATAGCGTGGGCGACATCCGAAAGCCGTCTGCGCTCGTGGCCGCGCCGGTACATCTTCGGGGACGAAACAAGCCTGTGGAAGCATCCGCGCTCGCTCGCATGGGAGCGCACCAAGCAATTCCAGCGCAATCGTAAGGGACTGTGGGCAACGACACCCACGGTTGAAGACGAAGAGAGCTGGCAGGCAGCCACGGGCTTGTATCAACTTCACCGCTGGTGGGTGCCCTGTCCGCATTGCGGCGCCTTCCAGATCCTTGACTTCGAGCGCATCCAGTTCAAAGACTGCAAGGGCGCGAACGGCTGGGACCTTGACCGCGTGGAGGCGGAAGCCTGGTATCAATGCCTGCACTGCGACGGGCGTATCGAGAATCACCACCGGCAGGAAATGCTTGAAGCCGGCGAGGCGCGCACCGAGCACCCCGAGCGCAGCCGCAAGCGCGTAAGCCTGCGAATCACAGCCCATGACGTGCCGAACATGACGTGGGGCGGCATCGCGCGGAAGTTCCTCGAATCGAAAGACGCGCCGGACGACCTGCGAACATTCGTCAATGGCTGGCTCGTGAAGCCGTGGAAGCCCGACATCAAGGTTGTCGCCGCGGAAGAGATTCTAAAGCGCAGCGTGGGTACGCCAGAAGGCACAGCGCCCGCGGATACCGCGTTCCTTATCGGCACCATTGACGTTCAGCAGCACCACGTTTGGGCAGCCGTGTACGCCTTCCAGAAAGACCGCCGGGTAACGCTGGTGCGCGCGCGCCGCGTAGACGGCGAAGGCAGCACGCCACGGGCGCTCGAACGGGCGTGGGATGAAGTGATGGCGGTGGAGTATCCCGTCGCCGGCGAAAGCGAGCCGCGGCGCGTGTCGGTGGTTGGCGTGGACTCCGGCTATGCTACCGATGACGTTTACCTGTTCTGCATGAAGCACGCCGGCTGCATTCCGCTCAAAGGTCGCGACAGTGACAGCCTGACGAACTCATGGACCAGCTCGCACATCGACCGTTACGCCAATGGAAAGCCGATACCGGGAGGACTGCGGCTTTACATCGTCTCTACCGCAAGGTGGCGCGAGCACGTGCTGCTATCCCACACGCGACCGCTTGACGAACCGGGCGCCTGGTTAGTTCACGAGAATTGCAGCCCTGAGTATGCGCAACACCTTACGAGTTGGACGAAACGTGTAGTGAAGCTGAAAGACGGGCGCACGCGCGAAGAGTGGTTTCAGGCAAAGCCAGACGACCACTTACTCGACGACGCAATCTACGCCGCGTGCATCTTCGAAATCATGGGCGGTCGGAAACTGGAATTAAGTGGCGAGCAGGACCGGCATAAGCCAAGGCGCCCCGCCAGCGTGACGGGCATTGGCTCTATTCGCCGGAATTATTAGGGGGCGGGGCTGATGAACTTACGGCTAGAGCTTAACATGGACGCGGAGGCAGAAAAGCATGGCGATATTGTACGCGTGCTCTATGCGAAAGAGGTTGGGTGGCATGGCGAACTCGCCAACGAATGGGATATGTACGTTCTCGCAGCGATGGCAGACGGCCCCCTTAGCTACAAGGAATTGCAGTCATTGAATGAGAGTGTCAGTCCTAGCCTAATCGATTGGACACTCCAATACCTCGACATTCTGGCGGAAATTGATTGTCGTGGCGCTATTAATTGGCCGAAGGTAAAGCTGTCCTACTTTGAGACTTCAGAGCGCGGCATCAGGCGCTTGCAGGCTAACGGGATTCACTTCTCGGAAATGACCGAAACGAAGGCGCAAATAAGACTGCGAAGGGCGATTGTGGAAAATCGGGCGTTTGGCCAGTGGTTATACAATTGGGGGCATTAAACAAGTAGCGCGGGCAAAAAACAAAACGGGGGTGGGGAAAGGCATGGATTGTGGCTAAGGGCAACAAGCAGCAGACGGCAGTGGTTTCCATGGTGAAGCCTGTCATTGTTCAGGCAATCGTTGAGGCTGCGATTATTAAGCACGAGACGCGCAAGCAGGGAGTCGGGCATAAATGCTCGTACTGCGGGAGCCTGAATACCTACGTTTGCAGCACACGGGCTCATCCCTATGTCATCACGCAGCGCATTCGCCGGTGCCGCTGCAACGACTGCCAGAAGCCATTTAAAGCGGTATAGGGTACAGAACTGTACACCGGCTTATTGCTTCAGATGAATTGCGCCGCACTCTACTGTTACGGAGTGGCGCGCAATGGCTCTCACATCAAGCAGCACAGAAACCGAAGCGTGGAATCAGTACTACGACAACGTAGACGGCTGGCGCGATAGCACGACAAAAATGAGCGCCATGATTGCCGCGATGGAATGGCTTATCGCGCGCAACCGCCCAGATTCCATGTCCGTGTCGGGTCGCAACGTCGTCAACTCGGCGATGTTCAAGGACCTGTACATCGACGTTAAGAAACACGTCGAGTTTGTGGCTGGCGCGTCACGAAGAACAAACTTCGTGAGGATGCGCCCCCTGTGACCCCACCCATCAAACGCGGCGCATATACCGCCCTCGGCTATCGTGCGGCTCAAATCGAACGTTCCAGCGGACGCCCACAGGCAACCGGCGGAAGTGCTGACTACCATCTGCGCTATGACCGAGAAGACCTCGTTCAGCAGTCGCAGGCATTCGACCGCGACAATGCAATTTTTGAAGGTCTCGCCAACCGTGCTGCCGACAACATTCTCGGACACGGCTTCAAGCTCCAGGCGCAGACCTCCAGCGAGGAAGTAAACAAGCAGCTTGAGCAGCTTTGGGCGGAATGGTCCGAAGCACCGGAAGTTCGCGAGCTGGATACATTCTGGCAAATTGAGCGGCTGGTGCTGCGCGCGCTGATGGTGGACGGCGACATCGGCGCCATCAAAACCAGCGACGGAAAGATTCAGCTCATCGAGTCGGAGCGTGTCGCGTACCGCTCGCAGGTATCTGACAACAAAGAGAACCGCGTTGAGCAGGGTGTCGAGCTGGACAAGCTCGGGCGCCCCGTTCGCTTTTGGATTGCCGACTACAACCGTTTCGGAAACCTGTCGCGCTCGAAGTATACGCCGATAAACGCGTCAGATTTTATTTTCATTGCGAACCGCAAGCGCGCCTCTCAGACGCGCGGCGTTCCCGTTCACGTGTCGTCCTTTCCAATGATTCATCGCATCAACGACGTGTGCGACTCGGAAGCCGTCGCGTGGCAGATTCTCGCGCGCTACGCCATCATCGTTACCCGCAACAAAGGCGCGGAGCAGGCATATCTCGAAACCACTGCGGACAGCGATGCGCCGGCGAATAGCGGCAGTGAGCAGCGCCCCGACCGCGTTCAAGACCAGGGACCGGACCGCTTCAGCGAGGGGGCTATTGCCTTCCACGGCGAAGAAGGCGAAGACCTGAAAGCGGTGGAGCACAACCTGCCCGGCGCAAACTTCCCTGAATCCATCCGTATGTTCCTGCGCCTTATCGGGCTGCCGTTCGGCCTGCCGCTAGAGCTTATCCTGCTCGATTTCTCACAGACGAATTACAGCAGCGCGCGCGCCTCGCTGGAGCAGGCATACCGCAATTTCCAGTGCTGGCAGCGGTTGCTTAAGCAGAAATGGCACGCGCCGCTTTACCGCTGGAAGGTTCAACAGTGGATTGCGGAAGGCAAGATTAAGAGCGCGCCCGCGGACGTTCTCAAACACGACTGGATTGCACCGAAATTCCCGTGGGTGGACCCGTTCAAAGAAGCGCAGGCGTGGAAGCACATCATCGGCACCGGCCTGTCAACGCACGCCGAAGCCCTTGCAAGCCGCGGGCAGGATTACGACGACTGGCGCGCCCAGCGACAGAAAGAAATCGTTGGCGCCGTCAGAGCTGCGCAAGAAGTGGAAAAGACGACAGGCGTCAAAGTGCCGTGGGAACTTCTCGCTGGATTGGAAGTGGCAAAAGCGGAAATGCCAGCGGACCCGGCGGAGAGTACCGAGAAAGACGAAGACGCGGAGTCCGAGAAACGGCAAAAGCCGAAATAGGTTACAGAACTGTACCCCGACCCATTGTCACAGGATTAGTTGAAGGCGATTAATACCAGCATGACGAATGTCGCTTTACAACCCGCTGCCAAACTGCGCATCACTGCGCTCCGCAGCGCCCCGTTGCGAGTGGACCGCGAAGCGCGTGTTATCAACGGCTATGCCGTCATCACTCGTGGCGAGGCGTTGGGTCACGGGATGTGGATTGACAAGGAAATGCTTTCCGCCGTGGTCGCCGCCGGCAACGCGAAGGCGAACGGCATTAAGTCGCGCTTTACGCATCCGGGGCTGTGCGCCGATGGTATGGGCAAGTACCTCGGGCGCTCCAAGAATTTCCGCCTTGATGGCGACACGGTTCGCGCCGACCTGCATATCGCGCCCGTTTCCGACGCCTCCCCCGATGGCCGGCTTGGCTCGTACGTGCTGGACCTCGCGGAAGAAGACCCCGAGAGCTTCGGCGCATCTATCGTGTTCGCGCGGGACGCAGATGCAGAGGACAAGTTCATCGAATCCGCTGGCGGAAAAGTCGTTTACGACGAGTGGTGTGGTCGAATAATTCAGGACTTCAAGAGTCCTGACCCGCTAAACACGGAAAACCTTCCGCACGCCCGACTCAGCGTGATGACTGCCTCGGATGTCGTCGATGAGCCGGCGGCGAACCCCAACGGCTTCTTTTCCAGCGGCGATGAGTTTGCCTCGCGTGCTGAGTCCGCCCTGCGCTTCATTTTCGGAATCGACCAGAACGCCACGCCGGAACTGTTCGGCGCTATCGCGCCAGAGCGCGCCAAAACCTTCGTGAATGGATTTTTAGCCCGACATGGCTTGTCGGTCGGAAAGGAATCAGCGATGCCCGCGAAACTCGAAGACGGCAAGTGTGAACCCGAAGACAAGAAGCCGGAAGTGACCGAGGGCGAGAAGAAGCCCGACGAGAAAAAGGAAGATGAGGCGATGAGCACGCTGAAAGTCGCGACGCTCGCCGAACTCGAAGCCAAGTTCAGTGACCCCGCTTTCGTTCTCGCCCAGCTCAAAGCCGGCGCGACGATGGAGCAGGCGGAACTCGCGTGGAAGGACAAGCAGATTGCCGACCTCCAGGCTGAGAACGCCAAGCTGAAGGCGAACCAGAAAGCGCCCGGTGCCGAGCCGGTTACGTTCGCGAACACCGCCGCGGGCGAAGGCACGAGCAAGAAAGACTTCCTCGAAGTCTCCAAGGAATACGCGGCTGAGCATAAGGTGCCGCTGAGCAAGGCGATGAGCGCGTGCGCGTCGCTGCACCCCGAACTGTTCAAAGCCTACAAGGCGAAGAAGAACTAACGCGCGGCTCATGCCGCAAGGAGAAAGACATGAGTCAGCAGACGGAGCACGGTGTTAAGACCTTCACTGCCGGCGAGGCGCTGGCGCAGTACCGCCGGGTCAAGCTGAGCAGCAACGGGACCACGGTCGCCTACGCCGGCGCGGACGAGCCTGCTATCGGCATCACGCAGGCGGCGGCGGCAAGCGGCGCGATGGTTGCGGTTCGCCTGCTCAACGACCGGGGCACCTTCAAGATGACGGCTGGCGGCGCGATTACCGCCTTGCTGCCGGTCTACGGTCTTGCCAGCGGCAAGATTGACGATGCTGTTTCGGGCAGTCCGGGCGTGGCGGTAGGTATCGCCCTCGAAGCCGCGACGGCGGACGGCGACGTTATCGAAGTCCTGCCGATTCCGGCGGCGCACGGTATCCGCTCGGTTTCCGGTCAGCACACGACCGTGGCGGACGCAGACACGATTGTAACCGGTCTGAGCAAGGTGGTCTGCGTGGTTGCCCAGCTCGACAGCGACCCGGTTGACGGTGCGATGCACGTCACGGCCACCATTGGCGACCAGGCGGGCACGCCGGCTGCCGGCTCCGTCATCATCAAGTCATGGAAGAGCACGGACGGCGACGCCACGCTCGTGGCGGGCACGACCTTCAGCAAGCTCGTGAACTGGGTGGCGTACGGCTACTAAGCCAAGGAATTGAGCGAGCGGGGGCGGTCCCCGTCCTCGTTCGCTCGATAAAAGATTCGGGGACAGTTTAGGAGCTGACACAATGCCTACACAGAGTGGTTCGTACGCAACCCCGCGTCTCGACCTCGGTGCTGCGTTCCAGGAGTTCGACCTTACCGCAAACAACTTCATTGCGGCGCTGGCCCTGCCTCAGATTCGCGTTCCGCGCAAGGAAGCGAAGTTCGTCAAGCTGCGCCGTGAAGGCGTTCTCGCCCGCGCGGATCTGAAGCGCGCCGCTCGCTCCGCGTACAATCGCGACGAGTACAGCGTCGAAGATGATTCGTACGCCTGCGAGGAGTACGGTCACGAGCAGCCGCTTGACGACAGTGAACGCGCGTTCTACGCAAACGACTTCGACGCCGAGTTCTACGCGTCCCAAGTCGCCGCGCGCCGGCTGCTGACGGACTACGAAGTCCGCGCTGCGACTGCCATCTTCAACACCTCAACGTGGACCGGTTCGAGCCTGACCACGGCGGTCGGCACCGAATGGAGCACCGCGAGCGCCGATGCGAAGTCGGACATTCTCGCCGCTAAGGAAAAGGTTCGCCGCCTGACCGGCGTGGACCCGGACACGATGATTATCAGCAAGGTGGTTTACAATAACCTGCTGAAGAACGACGACCTGAACGAAGCCGTGAAGTACATCCAGCTCGGCACGGTCTCGAACGTCGCGAAGGCGATGGCGGACTTCTTCGGGCTGCGGCAGGTGCTCATCGGCGCCGGCGTCTACAACAGCGCGAAGGAAGGGCAGGACGCAACCATCACGGACATCTGGGATGACGAGTATGCGATGATTTGCAAGCTGCCGGAAGGCGACGCCATCACGGCGCCTGGCATCGGTCGCACGTTCCTCTGGCGCGATGACTCCCCGAACGACCTGAACGTTGAAGAGTACCGCGAAGAGCAGACCCGCAGCACGATTTACCGCGTGCGGCACACGGTGGACGAAAAGATTATCGACGCCGCGTTCGGTCACCTGCTCTCCAACATCACCGCCTAATCACAGTCTGCCCCAAGGGACGCCGTGAAGGTCTAGCGGCGTCCCTTTCCCTACAACTCAAGACGAGAGGCTTGCGCGCAATGAAACGGTTTTTCATGTGTTTCGCGGCGGTGATTCTGAGTGCGCAGGCATTCGCAGCCGCCGACTACGACTTCAAGGCGGAAAAGACGCCCTGGATGGTTATCACGGTCGCGACCAGCGGCGTGAAGAACGTCCTGATTCCCGACCACGACATCACCATCGTTCATTTGAACGTTCAAAGCGACGGCTCTACAGCGAGCGCGGCGACGGACAAGGTTTGGATTATGCGAAACCAGA